ATCCGTTTTCGAGGGGGACGGCAAGGCATGGGACACGACATGCAATCCCGAGATTCGAGACCTGGTTGAGAACCCGGTCATCAATCACATCGCGGGGTTTGTGGACGCCTTTTGCTTTGGCCAGCCCAAGACATGGAATGACGCGCACACAGGCATATGCTCTGAGAAAGAGCTGAAGCTCCATTACGACAAAGAAGAGGGCTACAAGCGTGTGACTATCGACGCGATCCGCCGCAGTGGTCACCGCGGCACGTCTATCCTCAACTGGTGGATCAATTTTGTATGCTGGCATTGCGCGATTTTCGACAAGCCAGAGACGTTTTTGGATCCGAAGGTGCGCAACGGGGTGGATGTGTGCGGGACAAATAGGTGGTTCAACAGCGCGTTCGAGGGTGATGACTCATTCTTGGTCACGTCGCCGAAGATACCAAAGGGGAGACAGTTGCACGTACAGATCCTGCAGTTTTGGGAGCGCATCGGTTTTAACATGGAGATAGAGTTGCGCGACAAGAGGGCACTTTTTGCTGGATATTACATGGGACTAGATGATTGCGGTCCTGTGATCAATGACCAAGGTGAATGCATGATGTGCCCGGACATCCAGAAGATGTTCAAGAGATCGGGGACCGCCTGCTCCCCAGCAATCACGAAAGCGTTCAACGAAGGTGATCGAGCTGCTGTTTTGCGGCTTGCAGGTTCGGCGGCCATCGCCCGTGCCTACCAATTTGCCGGCAGCGTGCCGACTATCTCAGAGAAATTCCTCAACTTTGCTGAGGAGTGTCAATGGGACGTCGATTTTGAGCTGGAGATGAAAGTTGGTGCGACGGTGGACGACAAAGGAGAGTTCGTTGATCACATACGCTTATTGAATGGTACTTGCACGAACGAGGACCAAGTCCTGAAGGCGACTGGTTTTGAGATGACCGTCACGGAAAAGAATGCCTTCCAGGACTACACATGGTTCTATGACACACTCGGTCAATGGGCGGATTTCAGGGAATCCTTGCCTAAGACCTGGCGGTCTTAGACCGCCGTGCACTTTGCCAGTTTCACTTGCAGTGTTGTCGTTGTGAATTGGTTCGCCATTTTGGCAACCGCCGAAATTAAAGTCCCGGGGCTATGGTAAGAAACGACCATGGTGAGATGGGGTACACAACATAAATGCAACGGACGGTTGAATGAACGCCCAACCGATGGGGGTTGTGGGGCTGTAGGTGGTGTCCAGCCCAAAACCCAGGCTTATTCTTCTTCACACCGGAGCCGATTATGAATAAAACTTGTTTTACTTTTCGCTCCCTCCGGAGTGGCGAGCCGCGCCGGCGTTCCGCATGGACAGAGATTCTGCTTGAGCATAGTGGGCACTGTGTTCTGTCAGTCAGTTGAGTCCATGACCCCATGCGCCTGGGGTGAAGGTCCTGATGCGGGGGGTTTTGGTCACCCCCTTGGATTTGCCATCCTTAAGCATTAGTGAACGGGGGCAAGGCACCTTGGCATGTCTAAGACATGGCAAAACTGGTCTGCGGGTCGAGAGGCTCGTAGGTTGGAACTCCCGAATGGAATGACTACGTAGTGAACCGGCACGCGGGCTCTGGTGAGGTTAGTCGCCTACCATCCCATAAGCAATCCGGTGCTGCGTCCAGAGACGGACTAGGCGTCTCCCCTGTGGGCCAATCATGTTGAGTCGGGGAATTTCCAGGCAGGGTCGAATCCCTTAAAATGCCAGCAGTGGTCACACTGCCCGATGCTGGGTGATTCCTTTTCATATCATGCTCACAGTTCCTCCATGCTTGAGGGAGGAAGATAGGGGGCCGTTGATCACGGCCGAGACGATAAACGCCTTTTCCTAGGATTCAGTTGACCAAACCAGGAGTGGTTAAACTCTAGGAGCGTGTACATAAGCGGAGAATTCAGGCAAACGTGACCTGGGGTCACATCCACATATCCACGCTCTCCATTTTGCGTGAAGCGAAGATGACGCGCAGCAGGCAAAGCGCGGTCAACGTCAATGCGCCTGTTGGCGCCAAGTCAGCAAAGGGGCAGCGCACACCACAAGGCAAACCCACGCCTAAGCGCCGCTCCCGCCCGCGTGAACACGGCGTTCCCAATTTCTTAGATCCCATGTGTCCCGTGCCTCCGCCGACTGCTGTTTCGCAGGGCAAGGCACTACCACACAATGGTCTGGTATCTGGTGATTTCGTCGTAGGCTCCACAAACACCACCCTGCTCATATGCACCAACACAGGTGAATCTGGCACTGTGGGATTGCTGCTGAACGTCAGCCCTGCCGGTGAGTATGTGGACGGTGAAACGCTATTCACCATACCCACTCTGGCACTATCCGATGCGGAGAACGGAGCGTCTGCTGTCCGCGCTACCAAGTTTGGTGTGAACGTTACGAACTGTTCGAACGCACTGAAACGTGGTGGTCGCGTGACGTACCTCAACTCTTCACAACGGTTGCCACTCAGGGCGACGAACGCCGCTTACCGTTACGGCTCTATCATTTCAGGTGTGAAGTCTTCGCCATACAGGCGTCGCATCACGGGTGACATGCTTGGACATCCCAAGCAACTGATTGGTTACCCTGTCGATGCGCCTGCGTACGATTCATTTCAACCACACCTCGGAACACTTACGGTGAGCGAGTTCTGCAGTTACCTCTTCCGTGCCAGCATTACTGATCCTTCGCCAAGGATCAGGCCGATGTCAACGATCATATACATTTTTGATCCGGTTGCCGATCCGCAAGATTACTCCGTCACGATCAGAGCGTCATTCTACACACGATGGCCACTGACGACGGTGCCAGGGCAGAGCATGTCTCTGATGCCGACCGCGGACGCTAAACAGATCAACCAGGTGCGTGATCATGCCGAGTCAACTGCAAACGAGTTGGTACACGTCGCCGAGGGCGGGGCGCTCGCAATGGCCGCACCGCGGATCATGAGCGGCCTTCGTGGCGTCGTGGGCCGGCTTGGCGGTGCAGTGAATCGGGGCATCATGGCCGCTGAGGGAGCAGCAGGTGAGATTTTAGGAGCTGAGGGTATGGCACTCGCTGAAGCAGCAGCGCCATTGCTTTTGTGACTTGGCACCCACGGGGGTGTAACTACCGCTGGCCGATTGCCGCGATCGCGTCATCCATGGCTTCGCATTTTGCGGAGATGAGGTGGTGGCGTTAGGTGGGTGGATCCACTGCACAGCGACAACACAATGGGTCCTGCTGGGGTTAGTCGCCCAGTAGAGAAGTCCCGATTTGAGTGCCATTTTGGCCGTTGGGCGAAAAACGATCGACGATCACAAACCATAACCAGTCACCATGCGATTGCATGGGGGCTCCGGGGGG